CGATGGTGCGGAGGTTCGTCGCTATGGCCGCACGTATCGCGGTCAGGTCCATTACGCCAACGCCACTGCTGCGACACCAGTCTGATACCGGGCAAGCAGCGACGACACCGACGCCATCGCATCCTTCGACAAACGGATCGGGCCGAACTCCACCGACTGCACCACACCAAACGGCGCATCCTTCCGCTTCCACAGCTCCGCCGCTGCCTGCAACGTCGCCTGACGCACTGGTGCCGGCACGACAGGCCAACCCCACCGTGCCGTTATCTGAACCTGTGGTGCGCCGTACAGCGACGTCGGCCACAGTTGTCCGTCACTGCGACGGATACGGGTGACCGGTTCGCCGTCGGCGAACGCGTTCAACGGCTCGAAGATGTAGTTCGTCGTCACCGTCAACGTCGTCCCGAAGCTGCCGTCGCCGGTGCCCGTCTTCACGACGGCGGTTGCCACGTCGCCGATCGGGTCGATCTGCAGCGGCCAGCTGCCACCGGCGAGGTATGTCCGCGCGGTTGCCGCCGAGTCCAGGAGGAATCGGCCCGGCGGCAACCCGCAGTAGTTGTCGACCGCGCGTGACGCCGACGTGACGCACTGCTCGTAGTTCGAGTCGTGGTCGTTCTGCGACGCGTCCTCGGACACGTATTCGCGGAACTCGGCGAGCGTCGCATACCCGGCAGTGATCATCCGGGGCTACTCCGTGCGGGTCAGAGTGACGGTGCCCGACACGACCGTGCCACCGATCGAGCCGGGAAGAGCTGGCGCGCCAGCCGCGGAGGTCCCCGCGGTGGTCACGATCAGATCCCCGCCGACGACCCAGAACTGGTCGCCGACAGCCATCGCCAGCACACCCGGCCAGGTGAGCACCGTCAGCGCGCGGCCGAGGTAATCGACCGTCGCTGTGGTGACCCGCCCGACGTAGTCGAGCACCGGGTCGGTGGTACCTGGCGTGGCGTTCGCCAGGTTCCGCCCGAGAAAGTCCTCTTTGCGTGTGGAGGTAACCATTTACTTCTCCTTCTTGGCCGCCGGAGCCTTCGGCGGAGACTCCGCCTCGGGCTCCGGTACAGGCTCAGGTTCGGGCTCGTCTTCGGGCGGGCCGGCCAACAGCTGCTCGAGCGACTCGACCGGGCCGATCGCCGCAAGCCGCTTCTTCGACATGCCCTTCTGAGCCTTGCGGATCTCTTCGAGCTCGGCGACGTTCACCGAGCCCGTTACTTCTCCATCCGGCCAGACGATCATCAGACTGCGTTGATGATTCTCTGAAGGCCACCGGTCTCGACGACAAGCGGCGTGAAGTAACCGGCGTAGGCGATCTGGACGCCGAGCACGGACGGCTCGACAGCCTGCAACGAGCCGATGCGCTGCTCGTACGCTTCGATCGCCGCCGTGGAGAACACGACGCCAAAGTCGGTGCCCGCGCCGGCGATACCAGCGGACATGATGACCGGGATACCGGAGATGTTGCCGATGATGCCGGAGCCGAAATCGCTCGCATTGAACCCGGTCGACTGGGCGTTCTGCGGGTTGACCGGCGAGAACACACCACCCCACGACCCCAACTTGCCGGGAGACACGGCGAGCGCCAGCCGCCCCTGACCCTTGACGGCGTTGTAGACGTTCGCCGCCGCGGTCCACAGGGCCGCGGTGAGCTCGGCTGCCGTCGGCGTACCACCGGCCGCGACCGGTGCGAGCTCGATCGTGTTCGCCGTAGCGATCAGCGTCGCGCCGAACGCCGCTTCCGTCGACACCGCATACTGGGCGGCAAGGTCGTTGACCACGATATCCAACATCTGCGGAGTCGAGAAGTCGATGTTCTGGCGGGACACGTTGACATAGCCGCCGTAGGTGATCGCCGTCGCCGTCAGGCGGGAGATCGTCATCTTCTGCGAGACGAGCTCCGCCTTCTCGTCGGCTGCCGCGCCGGCAGCGCCTTGCTTGGCCATCGTGACGTGCTGCGTGACCTTCGGCCGGTACCAGGTGGCGGACGGCATGTTCTGCGGGCCGGCGTAGGTGACCAGCGGACGGGCGGCGTCGATGAAGTTCAACACGTCGCCGATGATCGGATCAGGAATCACGCCGAGGTTGTCGGTCGTCTTCTGATGGGCGGCGACGCGGTAGAACATCTGCAACCGCTCCTTCGCCATGTTGTCGCCGAGCCCCGCCTGGTAAGTGTCCAGGATGTAGGCGCCGGCCGACCGGTACTCGACCGGCCCCATGTCGACGTTGCGACGCAGCGTCATCATCTCTTCGGCGATCACGCGAACCTTGTCGCGAGCACCGGTCGTCGACAGGCTCGCGGCGCGCAACATGTCGAGCTGGTCGACGAGCTGATCAACGCGTCCCTTCGCCGTCTTGATGAGCTCCTTGTCATTGTCGGTGAGATCACGTCCGGCATCCTGAGCGCCGCCGATGGTGCCCTGAATGAACGCGCTGCGCTCCTCGAGCTCCCGTTCGAGACGGTCGATCATGGCGTCAGACTGGTGTGCATAGTCACTCATTGCGTTTCCCTTTCTGCGCCATAGCGCGGTGACCTTCGAAGAAGGTCGTACATGCCGTCAATCGACAGCAGTTCTTCTAGGTTCGGCATCGCCACATCCGGGGCCAGCGAAGCCTTACGAACGTCGAGCACCTCAGCCCCCGCGTAAGCCGGGTTCGGGAGCAGGGCGACATGGTCAAGCATGTCGATACGGAAGATGCGACGCAGCCCGTTGCGAAGTTCCATCCCCGAACGGGACACCGCCATCGCGACAGATGCACCGAGCACCCGGTCGTCGGCAAGCTGCAACGTCTCGTCGCCAAGCGGAGTGTTCGAAATCTTCGTGACCCCCACTGCGCCGGACGGCTCTTCACGCAGTTCAGTGACCCGGCCGATCGTGCGGCCGTAGTCGTGGTCCCGATTGACCGTGATTCGCCTCGATTGCGGGTTGATGTTCTTGACCGCGCCCGGATCTACCCGCTCACGGATCATCTTCCCCTGGAACTCGACCTCGACCTCTTCGTCGTACGGGAGGACCCGAACTTCGATCGTCCGCTGCGCGAAGTCGACCGCGCCAGTGTGCGCCTTGCGAAACTCAATATGCACCGGCGTCGCCTCCAGTCAGAGCCACCGCGGACGGTTCACCGTGGAACCGTTCCATCGCCCGCACCTCTTCCGCCGACAACGCCGACAAACCATCAGCGTCGACGATCCCATGCAGCGTTTCGTACGCCGTCGCCCGCTCGGCGAGAGCCGGCCGGGTGTACTCGTCACGGTTCAGCTCAACACACTGACCGCGTGGCAGCGCCCAATTCGACAGTGCCGACATGACCGCCGTCACCTTCGGCCGGACCGACGCCCGATCATGAAAGTCGAACAGCGACGAAACGTTCGAATAGGTCATCGAGTCGCCGCCCGACGGCAAACCGAGAAGGAACGGCGGCACGCCGAGAGCGATCGCGATACGCGACTCGTTCCACTGGGCTAGCTCGAGCAACGCCAGATCCTTCGGCGACATCTGCTGCACCGACGTCAACTTCGCCCCGCCGGTCATCAGCGCCGGTCCGCCCATCGACCCCGCCCGAGACTTCAACCACGCTTCCATCACGTCGTTGGCCTGCGGCGGGGTTAGCGCCCGCTCGACCTCGATCACATACCGGGGCGTCCCACCCGTCGAAATGACATCTTCGATGTGGCGGGACATCACCCCCGCTGTCACCATCCGAGCGCCCGCCGCCGCCAACGGGCCGACACCATGCGGGCTCGTCGTCGTCGACTGATAGCGAACATGCAGGATCTCGGCGGTCACATCCATCTGGCCGATGTGATACGAGCGCAGGCCGTTCACCATCTCGACCTTCACGAAAGCCGACGGAATCACCCGCATCGTTCGCGGGTAGCCGTCCGTGTACCGCTCGAGCGGCAACACGAACGCTTCGCCCAGCATGAACTCCCAGAACAGCTGTTTGGCGAACTCGTACCACGACGTGTAGATGCTCGGATCCGGGTTCGTCATCCACGACGGCGAAGGAGCAATCTCGCCGCCCGACGTCCTGTACACCGGCATCGCCGCGATAACCGACGCATTCAGATCCAAAGCGGCCCACGCCGTGTCGACAAGCTGCCCGAAGCCGGCGCCGGCGCCGAAGTTCGGCGTCGACCAGTCCGCCGGCCAACCCGACCACGGCGACGGATACCACGTAGGCATCGCCCGCGAGAACGTCTCGGTCTGGTCGAACTCGAGCCCGTCCGGGTCGCCGGGGTTGTGGGGCGGGCCGACCGACGCCGGCGGAGGGTTCGCGTTCGGGATCTCACCCGCATAGTTCGGCCCCAGTAGCAACCGGCCCAAGAACGACAACGCAACCCCCCCCTCAGTAGATCGCCGGCACCGGCGCCTGATCGATGGCACCAGCCTGATGCACGGCCAGACAGAGCCCGATAGCGGCGTCGATGCGGTCACGCGACTTCGACTTCGCCAACATGAAACCCCGCTCGTTGTAACGAGCAACCGCGGCGAGCACCTGCTGGGCGAACAGCGGATCGCCATCGTGGCTGACCTCGCCACGCAACACCGCCTCATAGGTGGCGCCGACCGCGGCAGTCATCCGCTCGGGCGACTGGGGCACCTCGAGCATCGCAAGCCCCTCGTCCGCCAACATCTGCGCAGGCAAATCGAAGAACCGGGGGTCGAACGCGATCGAGCGCACGCTGTACTTGGCGTGCAGCTCGCGAAGGTGCTGCATGGCATCCGAAACGTCGAGCTTGCCGTCGGGCTGCGGAAGCCAGCATCGAAGCTTCGCGTGCAACCGCCCATCAGGCCGACGCTGCACCGCCACCACAGCCGTCGAATCGTGACGCAACGCGACGTCGACACCGCACCACGTCGGCTCGTTATCGACGAAATCGAACGGATCGGCGAGCTTCGACCACACACCCAGCCCGTCAGTGCCCAGCCAACACTCGACGCCGTCGACCCACTGGCCGAGACGGAAGATGCGGAAGTGCGCTTCGGGCGACATCTCGACCGCAGTACGCAAAGCGCTGATCGACATGAACCCCTCAGCCAACGCCGGGTTGGCCTTGCGCCACTGGTCCTCGTCGCGGATGTCGCAGTCAGGATCGGCGGCGTACTCCGTGAACCGGAACCCCGGCGGACAGCCACCCTCGAGCACCCGCTGACGTAGATGCCACAGGGCATTGTCACGATCGAAGCCAGGTGTGCCGATACCGACCACCAGCGACTTCGGCCGCTTACCCGACGCCAGTAGCAGAGAGTCCCACGATTCGATCGGCATGAAACCGAGCTCGTCGCAGATCGCCAGACTCGGGTCGAGCCCCTGCAAGCCGTCAGGGTCGCACGACACCGGAAACATCTCGCCGCCGTTGAACGGCACCCAAATACGGGTATTTCCGATGCCGCTGTACGGAATCGACCGCTCGGCGAGGTCAGGGTGCGCTGCGATCATTGCCCGCGCGACACCGAACACCGACCGCACAGCCTGACTCATCGTCGTCGCCACGATCGGCACCTGAGGGGCGCCGCCGGCGGCGTCCTCGTCGAACAGCGCCCACGTCGCCACCGACGCCTCGAACGTCGACTTGCCGTTACCGCGCGGTAACTCCTGCACCGCGGAGTCGACACCGGGGGCAAACATCTCCTCGAGCA